TGATACTGCCAAGCGCAAGGGCATTAGTAACGAGCCAACACCAGAGCACCTAGAGAACCTCAAGACGATATGTGTCGAGGTGTTTGATAAGATACGTGAGCACTTCGGTGTTCCTATCTATATCTCTTCGGGGTATCGCTCTGCTGCCTTGAACAAGGCTATTGGGGGGAGCTCTACCTCTGACCATAACCTAGGTCGCGCTCTTGACCTAGACCAAGACGGTCACGGCAACGGGGTTACCAATATGGAAGTCTTTAACTTTATCGTAGACAACCTTGAATTCGACCAATGCATATTTGAGTTCGGGACTAGCAAGAACCCTGACTGGGTGCACGTTGGTTACCGCAAAGGAGCCAACAGAAAGCAGATACTTGTGGCCTACCGCGATGCTGCGGGTAAGACAAAATACAAGCCGTTTAAATAATATCTTTGTAACTATGAAAACGAAAAAGACTATGTACCAAGATGGCGGTAAAATGCCTGTTGGAACAAAAAAGAAGATGACCGATATGGAGATTGCTAAGGCAAACCGTATGCAGATGCTCACCGAGGAGCGCAACACCATCCGTAAGTATGACCCCGCCGCATTGCCCGCCTTTGACCGTGGACTAAAGGAGCAAGGATTTATGGTTAACAAGAAGCCAGCCGCTAAGCCAGCTGCCGCAGCCGTCAAGAAGATGATGAATGGTGGTAAGATGGATATGTACCTTAAGGGCGGAAAGGTAGAAAACAAAGTCAAAAGACTTGAGAATCGCGAAGCCAACCTTGTAGCGCGTGGCAGCAAAGCCGTAGACGAGGGTAGGGAGCGCAAGGCTGACCGACTTCTAGGAAAGGCAGCTCGCGTAGAGAACCGTGTAATAAAGGCAAAAGAATCAGCCCCCGTCAAGAAGATGACAGGCGGCGGTAAGATGGATATGTACGGTATGGGAGGCAAGATGAAGAAGTACCTTATGGGCGACCAAGTGAAGCTCGACAAGAACAAGGACGGGAAGATTTCTTCCATTGACTTTAAGATGCTAAAGAAGAAGTAAGCGATGAAGACCAAGAAGTACGAATACGGAGGTAAGATGGACGAGTCCGGCGAGGAGATTGAAATCAAATCAATGGATATGGCATCTGGGATGAAGCAGCTTGAGGCTGCTGTCAAAGCATCAGGCAAGACTCCTAGCCACTATAAGTTCAAAGCCTGCTTCTACGAAGAGTAGTGGACTCTTTTACTTGCCGGTCCTGTAGTGTCGAAAAGCCCCTTTCGGAATTTCGTGCCTATGGGCGCCACAAAGAGAAACACTACCAGCAATGCAAGGCCTGTGCCTACGAGCATTACAAGATATGGAAGGCAGAAAACCCAGAGAAAGCTGTTAAGTCAAACCCCGAATGGACATTTGACCGAAGATGCAAAAGAAGGAACGTACTGCCAAGCTTAATAAAAGATACATTTAAAGCCCAAGAAGGTAAATGCGAGATATGCCTTGACAGCATTAAAATTGATTCCTGCGCTATTGACCACAACCACGAAACAAATGATTTCAGAGGGCTGCTGTGCCGCAAGTGCAACACATCAATAGCATTCTTAAAAGACTCCCCAAGCAACGCAGACAGAGCAGCTAAATACCTAAGAGAAAAAGGATACTATGGCAAAGATTAAGAAAAAAGAGCCCTCCGAGTCGGCAAAATACTTTCGCGATAACACAGAGGCTCGCCAGAAGAAGAACGCATACAACAAAGAATACCACTCTTCCGAAGAGCGCAAGAAGTATCGGGCGTTCCTCAACAAAGTAAACAGACGAATGGGGACCTATGGGAACGGAGATGGTATGGATTTCGACCACTCAGAGCGTAAAATGATTCCCGCGTCAAAAAATAGAGCTAAAAAATAACCCAAAACCCCAAGATGAAAAATACACTATTATCACTACTTGCTGCTTCAGCGCTACTGAGCTGCACAACCGAAGAATCAAAAGACGCTAAGGCTCTTAAGGTTCACGAAGGACTGTATGCCTTCTGCGGAGCGTCGGGCGCATACCTAACAGGAAAGCAAATCATAGTCCAAGGAAAAGTATTTGAAGAGGGCTGTTCTATCTGCCCAGTGTTGGATGGACCTTCGGTCTCCAACCTAGCTATGGACGGCTATAGCTTTAGCTGGGGCTCCGGGTTCAGTACCGATAAAAACTTCCAGTACCCTAACAACGATGGTAGCACAGCGTGGGATGGTAAGTCAGTGTGGTCTCTGTACTGGTACTTTGATACCTCTAGCTTTATTCCTCAGTACAATCCAAAGACTCAGGATTGGGAGATGATGCACCCAAAGAACCGCTCGTTTATCGTCAACACAGACTACGCTGTGACTAGCGAGAGCAATATGTTCTGTATGCCCTGTGCAATCTTTGACACCACGGAGACAGGAATCGTTCTCGCTAAATGCTACGGGCCTGTGAATGAGGCTGCTGTTCCTCTTCGTAAGGCTATAGAGGTAAAGACTGGTATGAAGTCAATCACCGCAGCAATAGCAGGAAAGCCATACCCCGTTGGGACACCAGTTCCAGTTATGGAGATGAGTAAAAAAATTCAAACCAAATGACCGGGGGAGAGTTTGAAGACTGGCTAGAGGAGCTTGAAGAAGCCAACCAGCCTAGCTGTAACATAGACAACCCCGAGGACTGCGAGGCCTGTGGCTCCTAGCGTACATTAAGATGACACTAAAAGAAATACACGACAAGTACTGCTTGGGGCCCGATGGATGGTACACCACCGACAAGACCACAGTGCACGACTATATGGATGGGTATTACAACGAGGAGTTTAAAGACCCAGACAAGGTTACCGATATCCTTGAAATAGGAGTGCAGAACGGGGGAAGCCTAATACTTTGGCACCAGTGGTTTAAGAACGCAAACATTACGGGCATCGATGTACTAAAAGAATGCATCGACAATTACAAGCAGGCATCCTTTGGCGTGGAGTTCTCTAGGATAAAGATTATCATTGACGACGCATACGCATCAACCACCGCATCGCAACACAAAGACAATAGCTACGATTACATCATCGACGACGGCCCGCATAGCCTATGGAGTATGCAGATGGCAATAGAGCTTTGGATGCCAAAGGTTAAAGATGGGGGCAAGCTCATCATCGAAGACCTTCAGCACCCCGAATGGTTTGGTGAGCTAATAAGCCACGCCGCTAAATTTGGTTACGAAAAATATCGGACCTTTGACCTTCGCGATAACAAAGGCAGGTACGACGACTTGATATTTGAACTAGAGAAATGAAAGCCAAAAAGAAAAACAATAAGATGATGGTAAAGGCCCCAGAGGGGTACCATTGGATGGATAAAGGCGGAAGGTACTTCCTTATGAAGCACAAAGATGGGAAGTTCACCCCCCACGATGGTGCCGCACTAGAGATGCCCTTTAAGATAATATCTACTCACTAAGGTCTAGCTCGGGAAGTTCCCCCGAAGCGGCGGACCTGTAGAACCTAGCGACAATTAGCCTAGCCTTCTGCGTTAGGGCCATACGGGAGCGGTAAGAAAACCGCGTCTCCCCATAAAACATTAAGTCCTCCATATTAACGTGAGACGGGCTGGTCTGGCGAAAGTGATGGTATAGGTATCCAGCCTTTACCAATGGCAACACGTTTCTTTTGTAGAACATACCTCGGTACATACGCATCTGCTTGCAGGCGTAGTCCGTGGTGAAGAACTCAAGGTCATAAACCAACAGCATTAAATGTAGCTGTCCTATCGTTAAAGAAAACTTTTGACGGAAGTAATGATAGGTTATGCCAAGATGCTTAAGGCCATCGTGTGTTATGCTTCGCTCTGGTAGCTTACTGAACTCCCGAAACATACGCGACTTGTTTTTTTGCGTGTGCTTAGCCATCTTAAATTAAACTCTATATTTGTACAAAAGTACGAAATATGGCAACACTTAGTGGACAAAAGGTAAAGAACGCATTTGCTTCGCTGTTGAAGCTAGCGACAAACACCGCTACCACCACCCTTAAGAACGTAGAATCCGGCGACGGGGTGGCCACGGCGCTTCAGGTTGCTACCACCAAAGTAGGTGTCAACGGAATCTTGGAGTTCCCAACGGTTCCCGCTACTGGGTCTACCGAGACATCAGCACTTTTGCTTAACGCATCCAACCAAGTCGTAAAGCGAACCCTTAACGCTGCCGCATTCTCAGGAGGAGCCGTTACAACGGCGACCCTACCCCTTGCCATCACCAGCTCAACGGTACGCCTTGACAACCCATCGTCTATATCTGACATTGGTGCCATCGCCAACGGCGACAGGTTCTTGATTTATGACGTATCTACTACTACTTGGAAAAGAATAGACTACTCCAACCTTAAGTCCCTGATAAACCCCGGCGGCTATCAGTCAGCCCCAGAGCTTGTTGCTCGCACAACGGCAGCGCTAGTGCTAACCGCCTCGCACCAGCATCTGGAGTTTCAGCCTATAGGAACCCTTGCTACAGAATCCAACAAAGTGGGGGATGCCACCACTTACTTCGATTTATTGAGCGTATATGGTGGAACCAATGACGCGGTACAGTTTCTTTCAGACGGAGGGATATATCAAATTACTATTTGTATGGCTATCACGTCGACCGCCGCGTCGGCCGTGATTAAGTTTTTCTTTGAGCTCAATGGAGTTATTATAAACACCAACGAAACGGAATTAGGCGTCGGAACCGACCATTTTGTAACTCAGTCTACATTTGCCAACCTAAACGGAGGAGACCTTTTATCGATAACCGCGCTAGAGACGGGCGCTGGAACGGTTACCATAGACCAATACTCTATCCTTCACATCCGCAAGCTGTAATGGCAGACCAGCGAGTCAAAATGGAGTTTCTTATAAAGGCTCGCCATAAGCTAGATGAGATAGCCGAAATGGCAATTGATATGGGACTTGAGAATGAGCTCTTAATGGTGGCAACCGTTGGCTTACTGCGCGAACACAACAATAAAATTTTAATTGAATCTATATATAAAATTGAAGCTAGCGATAAATCCGAACTGATGACGGTACTCGGGTATATCGCTGAAAGATGGACCGACGAAGAAGATGGCGAGGACACCTCTAGCATCGACTACTGGTTAAAATATTAAAACAATGGAATTAATAAGAAAAATAGTAGTGGGCCAAGACCCGCTAAAGGGCCTTGCCTATGTAGTAGGTCAGGATGCGGGTCGTTCAAAGATTGACTCTATCGTCCTTGACGAGCGCTACCTATCGAAACACGGGAAAGAAAAATATGACATCTATATAAAAGACGAGCGGGGCTTGATGCTGTGGAAACGTATTATGCACCAGTGTGTTATTATAGAATACTCGTGTGATTTTAATTAAACAATATGAACTGCCTAGATAAATTTATTATAAACATACCCAAGAAATTACAAGACACCAAGAAAATAGGAGATATAGAGATATATATCGAAACGAAGTTTAACGAGTTTGAGCATCGCGTTCCCTATGGTGAAGTAGTTTCTGTTCCGCTAAAATACAAGACCCCCGTTAAGGTAGGAGACGTTCTTTATGTACACCACCACGTGATGATGGATGACGCCAACCAGCTTGAAAAGGGTAATTTTATGGTGCGGTACCATCCAGATGGCGGGTTCTCCACGCATTGCTATGCCTTTAAAAACGAAAATGGCATTCAGGTGCTTACCGACTGGGTTCTGGTGGAGCCCATACCACAGCCACACCACCTCAAAAGCTCTATCATAGAGCTGGTATCTCTAACCCCAGAGGCTAACCGCTACGGCCGCATATACTGCGACTCGGAGGCGTTAGAGGAATTGGGGATTAAAAAAGGAGACATAGTATACTTTGCCAAAGATGCAGATTATGAAATGGAAATTGACGGAAAGAAGCTTTGGCGGATGAACGTAAATCACCTACTTGCTGTTGACTATGGCTACGAAGGATAAGTTTACCACCGTAGACGCAGCGCAGCGTCTTCTTGAGTCGATGGGTGTGGCAATCAATAATATGATTGAAGAAATAAAGAAGCCCGTTGACCCCGATATTAATGGCTCTGCCAGAAAAGCGGAATTGCAGTCAATAAAGCAAACTGCGGTAGACGCTCGTGAGCTAATACAAGAGCGGCAAAGGCTTGAGGAGATGGTTAGAACCCTCACCGAGACCGGAGAGATTGAAGAGAAAAAAGACTTCAAGGGCGGGTTTGCAGAAAGAAACGCAAGGCGATAGAGAATGTCTGGATTAAAAATAATAAAAGACAAAGAGGTAATTAACATTTGCCCCAACGACACGGAAGGGGATATTATTGAGATTGAGTCCCTTCTGATACAGCTTCCCAAGAAGCCGGAAAAGAAAAATATCTTATTCCACAACCTTAAGCCCAAAGACCAAAGATGGCAACGTCAGGAGATGCCAAAGGAGCTAAATCAGATTAAGAGTATGGACGACTGGTATGAGTCTCCGCGTGAGTTTCAGCTTAGGTGGGGGTCGTACATCGAAGAGGAGTTTCGCCGCCGCCGGGACGGAGTTTGGTTTTACAACAACGGAATAGTGACATACATCACGAGCCACCACTATATGTTTCTCCAGTGGAGCAGCATAGACATCGGGTACCCAAGCTATCTTGACTTCCAGAGGAGGCTGTTCATTCACTTTGCGGCTTGCGAAGCCGACCCTCGTTGCCTTGGACAGATATATACCAAGTGCCGACGCTCTGGGTATACCAATATGAGTGCCGCCACACTGGTGGATGAAGGCTCTCAGGTAAAGGATAAGTTGCTTGGCATTATGAGCAAAACAGGAGCCGACGCACAAGAGGCTGTCTTTGGCTCCAAGGTAATACCCATCTTTAAAAGATACCCGTTTTTCTTTGCCCCGGTAATTGACGGAACGACAAACCCGCGTATGGAGCTTGCGTTTCGTGAGCCGTCAAAAAGAATTACCAAAAACAATAAAACGGCAACCCGAGGAGAGGCATTGGATACCATCATCAACTGGAAGAACACAGTTATGAATGCCTATGACGGAAGCAAGGCCCATAGATTGTTTTTCGACGAAGCGGGAAAATACGAGAAAGGCATTGACATTCGTGAGATATGGCGTATCCACCGCACCTGCCTTATCGTTGGACGTAAGGTGATTGGTAAGGCAATGATTGGCTCTACCGTAAACCCCCTTGACAGAGGAGGTCGCGAGTTCAGAGGCCTTTATCACGACTCCGACCCAAATCAGAGAAACGAAAACGGAAGGACTAAAAGCGGTTTATATAAAATATTTATCCCAGCATACGAAGCCCTTGAGGGATTCTTTGACCAGTACGGGATGCCTATTATAGAAGACCCAGCGGCACCAACAATTACCGAGGACGGTACGTTCACATCAATCGGGGCAAGGACATTCTTGAAGAACGAGCGCAAGGGCCAGCAGCATAACAGCTACGAGCTCAACGAGATTATTCGTCAGTTTCCCTTCACCGAAGATGAAGCTTTTCGAGATTCTACAAAAGCATCGCTGTTTAATATCACCAAGATTTATGAGCAGATTCAATACAACGATGAGCTGTTTCCCAACCCGGTGGTGATTGGTAACTTTTGTTGGGAGAACGGAGCTCAGGACACCAAGGTAATGTTTAAGCCAGACCCCAACGGAAGATGGCGCATCACGTGGATGCCACCTGTTGAGCTTAGAAACAAAATTCAGGTAGAGAGAAATCAGAAGGTTGCCCCTAACGACTTCCTTGGATG